AACTTCATCACCTTTAGATCCCATTAAAGACATTGGTTTAGCATTTGAGCCTGTAACAGCATCATCATGCAACAATGAAATTAATCCTTTAGCACCCCACACCTGTTTAGGTGAAAGAACTAAATTATAAGGCATTGGAGCAGATGCAGCTTTTAACTGCCTCATTGAACCAAATATATGTGACAATGCAAGTTCAGTTCCTGCACCACATTCTGTTTGTGAAAATGTTTTACCTAGTTCAACTAAGTCATCATCAAGTTTAGCAGCTACTGCATTACCTAAAGCAGTTCCTGCTTGACCTCTAATATCATCACCTGATCCCATAAGCACTAAATCACTTACTGTAGAAGCAATAACATGTTCTGAAATAGTTGCAGTTCTAGCTGCTGTTGTTATTGCAACTGCTGTAGTTGTAGTTGCTTGAGTAGCTTCTGTAACATTACTTGATGTCAGTTTAGTCCAATCTGAGAAATTAACATGATTTGAGCCTTGAGCAGCCTGTTGAACAGTTACTAAAGGGAACATCACATTAACATGATTAAATGCGATAACTGCATCTCCAATGGTTCTTCCTAGACCACCAGCAGCAGTACTTGTGTTTGTTAAAGCCATAGCTTCATCTCCTTACTATTAAATTAAATAAAATTAACTTTTGTAAGGTTTCTTCAGCTTTCCTTCTCCCCAGCCTCCAAATGTACCAATAGATTTAGAAGTAATAGATTTTCCTCTACTATTCCTATCAGCCCTTTCTTCAATCTCATCTACATAAGTCATATAATCCATCTTTTGACCTTTGTACTTTACATCACAATCACCATCAGGCTTTACATCAACCTTCATGTCCTGATTTGGATCATAATCAACTCCTAAGATTTTAGAATGGTCTTTTTTAATAGCCAATAACTATGCCTTTAGTTGAATTTGTTTGGTTAGCTTCTTTATATCCTTTGGGATCTTTACTTGCCCATTCTTCATAAGATTCATAACCACCAAAGTCACCTTGAGGTTGTTGGCTAGTTGCTCTACTTGTATTAGTTGGCAAAGGGTTAGCTGTATTAGTTACCTTACCTACATACAACTCTAGCTTATCAAGTGGAAGGCTCTCAGCAATAGATTTATCATTATCTTCAGTTAGTTGCTCCATAAGAGTATTTCTCTTATTTGTTTTATATTCCTCATATTCCTTTACAACAACTGAGGATTCTTTAAGTTTAGCATTAGCTTCTTCTAACAGCTTTTTATATTCACCCTGCTTTTCCAGTTCACCTATTCTTGCTGTTTCTTGGTCTGCTTTTACTTTATCTAATTGAGCCTGAAGGTCTTGATTCTGAGTTAATGAATCTTTGTATTTATTATTAACTTCATTTAATCTGCTTCTAGGAATCATTCCATCTTGAACATTGTTTTGACTAGCTTCTGTGCTAGGTTGATTTACCTCAGTTTCTTGAGTTTGAGTTGTGTTTTCTTCTGACATTTTAGACCTCTTTTGTGAGTAATTAGTTTATAAAACTTCGCTATAATATAATTAAAAATACTTAATAAAAAACATTTATTTCTTTTTGCCTATGGTAGTTGTTCTTGTTCCTTTAGGCATAACCTTCTTTAAATGCTGGTTAAATAGCTTCATTAATTTTTGCCCAGTAATCTTTTTAGGGAATGGGTGTGCCTTGCTAGTTAATACCCTTTCAGGCTGCATATCTCTTAGCCACTTTACTTTATTAGCCTCTGCATTCCACCCAATATAGATAGCATTATTTTTAGCATCTGTAGAATGGTTTGTATTTCTCATTAAATCACCTGTTAGCAATGGTGCTTTAGAATTTGCAAAACTTGTATCTTGTCTTTTAAGTTTACCTGTCTTTTTTTTATATTTGTCAGAATATACTGGAAAAGGTCTATCATTAGACATTCTTGGATTAGTCTTATCAAATATATAATGTCTATATGCATTGACTGCTACTGATCCAAAGTGATTCCAAAATGTTTTATTGAATAGTGTTGCAGGTATTTTAAATTGTTTACCCTTAGCCATTAATCTTAATCTTCTTTAGTTTATTTTTAATTCTGTTCTCTACTTCTTTTATTTTTTCTTTAACTTCTTTCTCAGCTTTGTCTATCTTCTGTTCTATCTTTTCTTTCTTAACATCAATCTTTTCCTGAACTTCCTGCTTAACTTCTTCCACCTTTTCCTTAACTTCTTCTTCAGCTTTATCAACTATTGCTTCAAAATCTACTGAGTAAAACACAATAATAATTATTATAGAAACAAAGATAGCTGCTCCAAGATATATTTTTATAAATCTTTTATTTATATTCATTAGTTTAAATCCTTCTCATCTAATAACTTTTTAGCACCTTTTTGGTCATGCCCAAACTTATCTTGTACTGAAATTTCCCACTTATGTCTGCAATTATAACCACCACCATTTATAAAAACATCACTACCAAATGTTGATTCTATTTCTGCTTTAGTTTGTTCTCCTGCTGACATCATCTCTAAGCACTCAGGTCTAGTCTTGCCATCTAATGCACCTATGTACACATATTTAGTTTCTTTAGGCATAGAATCTATCATAACCTTAGTAACACTCCTGCTATACTCATTCATAGATGTATCTATTAATGTTTGTAGTTGCCTTCTACTCAATGCTCCTTGACCTCTAACTGCTTCTAATACTGTTTGTGTGGGAGTTCCTGCTATAATACCATTGACCACTTCTTTCTTAATAATCTGAGCCATGTTATCTAATTGGTTGAGTAAAGAGCCTGTGCTATAGTTTTTTAAGGCTACTAGAGTTTCTTCTGATATTGCTGCAAAGCCTTGAATTGTTTGTAGCATAACACCATGAGAAGCATCATAAATATTAATAGCATTAGCTGCCTTTGCTCTTATTATTTCTTTAACATCTAAATCTTGTAGGAATATAGCAAACTGTTCAGCTTTTCTTTGCCCTTGCAGTTTGTATAATTGTTCAATGGTTTCTTCTTGTACTTGTAGTAGTATATCTGTAACAAGCTCTGAATTTTGTTCTATAAATAGTTGATCTGACATTAAGCCATCTACTCCCATCTACACAGGTTTAATTAATTCTTGTAAAAGTGAGCCTTCAGGTGCTTCTGCTTCTACTGCTATCTTACCTCTTTCTTGTAAATATTCTTGTGCTACTTCTCTTGTGTCAAATCTATCAGGATCTTTCTGCATTAGTATATCTGCCTCATCAATCAAGCCTTTAGATAACTCCCATTCCCACTTATCTCTTTGCTCTTGGTCAGATAACACTTCCATGCTTTCTTCAAAGTCTATCTTCTCAAGTTCTCCTGCATCTTTGCCCATATCAATAGCTATCATTAGCCTTTCCAGTTCAAATAATTCTTTCTCTACTTCTCTCCACTTAATAACATCAGAGATTCTTTCATCAGTTAGCTCTTGGTTTCTTAGCTTAATAGCCACACCACTTTGAGCTGTTGTACCTTCAACAAAGCTAATATCTATGTGGTAATTCTGTGCTAACATTTTATAAGCAGTAGTAACTGCACTTGTTATTGATTCTACTGTGTTAGGTGGACTTACTAGATTCATTGTACCATCTGCACCTAAGAAGCTAATCTTATCAGGACCTACATCTAAATCATCTTTCTCTATCATGCTTCCATTTACATAAATATAACCAAATGATTGGAACATTATATTAGCATTCTTATTGGTTTCTGCTACATTGATAAGTGTGTTAGTTTGTATTAAATCACTAGAAGCATCTGTATCTAAATAACTTGATTCAGGCTTACCATCTCTCCAGCACTCAACAAATGGCAATACACCATAAGGATTAATCATATCAGGGTTTAGTTCATCTGTATAAATCTTTCCATTGTTATCAAATGTATAGGTATGTTCTTTATCCCAGTACACCCATAGTTCAGGAGTATCATCAAACACAGTATCTTTACTTGCTATAGGATAAACAATAGCTTCAGGCTTTAATGGATCATCACCAAATATAGGCTCATAGTCATGGATAATATCATATTCAATGTGCTGCTCATTCTTATCATTGTATCTCATGCAAGGCTTTATTAGAACAGCATCAAGTAAATTGCACATTCTTTCTGCTCTTTGCAGCTTAAAATCTTTGTGGTGAAATAAAAAGGGAGTATCTTCTTTAGAGTAAATTCTTGTAGGTGGCTTCATATACACTAAGCTAACCCTATCAATAATTCTTTTAGTAACATTAACATTAGCAGATGGTACTTTATCAAACAAGGTATCATCAAAGTAATTCATAGTGTAAGGCAAACTCCTGCCCTTGTAATATTCTAGTGCATCTAATCTGCTTTGTTTCCACTTGTTTTTTCTTTTCTGACTAGCATCATACTTAGCATTTAATACTAGCAGTTCTCCAGTTGGTCTTATCATAGTCTATTAATACTCCCCAATGTTTGTTTGATGATTGGTTTTTCCCAATGAACTGCATATCCTAGTGCATCACTCATGTGTGTTAAATCTTTGTTGCTCTTATCTATTTCTCTAGTTCCTTGTTTATTCACTACTTTCTCTAAGTCCTCAATAAGTGCTTTACACTTTGGATCTATTATCAGGTTGCCATCTAATGCTCTGTTTACTGCATTTACTCTATCAACTACAGCAGGATTTGTTTTCAATGCTTTAATCTTAAATCCACTTTTAATAAGTAAATCAATATCACTAAACATAGCTGAACTTCCTCTCTTTACTCCTGTTGCATCAGGATATGCTACATATTCACTATTTGGGTATTTCTGCCTAATTGTATTAGCCATTCTTTCTGTTAGTAAATCACCACTACCACCATGTGATAAGGCTATACAATCAAACACTCTTACTTGGGGTTGTTGTTCGTATAATTGGAATAAAACTGCACATTCAGGCTCACAGTTGAAGTCAATTCCAACTCTGACAGGTTTTGATCTATCATAACTGACTTCTGAAACACAGGAATCTCTGTTGAACTGATAGTATGTTTGACCTTGTTGTAAATTGACAAATTCACCTAGTGAGTATGCCTTGAGTAAAGTTTTATCATAGTTTTCTTCTAAAAGTTTTAAATAAGACTTTGGTAAATATACATTATCTTTTGTTTTTCCCCTAACTAAAAATTTATTCTCATCTGCTTTTTCAACCATTAAGGTGTAAGTGTACTTCATTCCTTCAGGTGTTGTGCAGATATAAATTTCAGGGTTTTCGCAATCTCTCATTCTACCAAGTGCTTTGTTAAATGCTAATTCACAGTATCTGTAACTGGATATATCAAACTCATCAAAGCCACAATAAGAAAGAGATACACCAATAATCTTATCAGGCTTAACCATTTGGAATATCTTAATATTTCCATAAGCTGTTGTGATTTTGTGTTTAGATACATTGTAATTATAATCAATGCCTTTATCTCTTAGTATATCAAGGAAGGGTGGTATAAATACTTCTTCTGCTAATGAGTAAGTAGGGTAGATAATCCAGCCATTGCTAATCCCATCTTTATTTTTTCTCTTTATGTGGTTTATAAAGGTCTTATGTCAATGAAGGAATGAAAATGTCTTTCCACTCCCAAAGCCTCCTACATAAGCATTGATTTGCTTTTTACTTGTTAAGAAATCCCATTGGTGAGGGAAGTAATCTTCTCTGTATATTGTTAAGTTAGATGCCATCAAACACTATATCATCAATAGGCTTAACTACTTCAAGTTCTTGTTTCTCTATATAGCCTCTTTTCTTGCCCTTAGTTTTTAAGTAAAAGATTATAGCAGTATTTTCATTGTTCTCTATGTTCTCAAGTAGTTTGCTTTCTGCAAGATCTAGCAATGAATCTTGTACATGATCCACATCTTCTTTAAAGTCTTTATCTTTATCAATCCAGTCATAATATGTTCTTCTGCCTATCTTAGCAGCCTCACAAGCATTGGATATATGCCCTAGATTATTTCTTAAAGCCTCTATAAAGTCTTTTTTCTTTTTGTCTGTTTTCTGTGCATTTTGTGCATTTGCCATAGTCGTATTATAATCAACAACACACTATTTTTGAAAGAAATTTAAAATAAAACCTCTTGTCTAGTAAGTAAATCAACTCTTTCTTTAGCCTTATTGTAGTATTCTTCATCAATTTCTACACCAACTAAATCAACACCAAAGTAATGGCAAGCTATTGCTATTGAGCCTGAGCCTAAGTGTGTATCTAATATCTTTTGCCCTTTTTCTGAATAATTATGCAACAACCATTCATATAGCTTAACAGGTTTTTGTGTTGGATGTATTTTACCATCTTCTTTTTTTCTATCAGACATTACCCGATGTATTGAATACCTAAAAACTTTAGCAGGTTTTTTTACATTAGTCCAAGCATATTCAGCACTAGCAAAATTATCTACTGTTTGCATTTTATCCCATACTATAAAATACTCTGTTTCAGGTAGTGTAAAATTATTAGCTCCCCATATTATTTGATTCTTACTAACCCTGAACAACTCATTGAAATATTCTTTAGATGGTTTTATATCCCATTTGTTTATCTTTGCTTCTTTGCATATCCTATTAGAAACTTCTACCCTATTACCAAACCTTCCTATCCCATAAGGTGGGTCTATAATAGCCAAATCAAAGTGGTTATCATCATACTTCTTCATCACATTCATACAGTCATCTAATATTAAATCTATCATAGTATCACTCTTTCCACAATTATTTTAAAATCAGGTGCTTTTATTTGTTTAAATCTAACATCTAACCACTTAGGACTATCATCATGGATAAAGTTTTCAGTACACATTGCATCTATAAATTGTTTTAATCCACCTACCACATTATCATAATCCATTAATCTCTTAACATGGCAATTAATTCTAAGTATGCACTTTTCTTCAGTAGGCTCTATATTGTGTAGCCTCATCTGATTCCTAACTAAGATTCTATACTGATTTTTTAATTTATGTTTTTTAGACCAATGCCATCTATCTATCATGTTTCTAGAATATACTCTATGGTCTATCTCTATTGTATCACTTTTCATTTATGTACCCAAATATATGTTCTATTATTGGTAAAGTCCAGCCATCTCCTAATAAACTACCTGCCTCAACATCTGTTAATATATCGCACCAATCATCAGGAAATCCTTGCAGCCTACACATCTCTACCTTATTAACTATTCTAACCAAACCATTTTTTTCAATTAATGTTGTTGTGCCTGTGTTTTGCACTCTTTTTTTAGCATAATCTTGCCATTTTTTAGAATCTCTTTCTCCAAAATGAAATGCTTTTTGATAATGTTCCATCAGGCAAGTGTGCTTATCTCTACCAACATTTCCTTCTGTTAATATATCTTTTAATATAATTTTTCTATCTTTAGGTTGAGGTATGTCAGTAATAATATCTCCAAACATTCCATCAGGTGCAGTTCTTATGTTGCTCCAGTAGTATCTATCTCTTAATTGAGCAGTTACTAATTTACTGTTTATTCTAACAGGATATACACCTAATGCTCTTGACATAATACCTACATCTGACTTTGGAGCAGATCCAACATTCTCTTGTAGAAACAATACATTGGGATTTAACTCTTTTATGTGATTTAATATATCTACAAACACCCAAAATAAACCACTCCTCTCTCCTTCTAATCCCTCTCTTTTTCCAGCAATAGATAAATCTTGACAAGGACTACCACTTAATACCATATCTATACTTTTCCAATCAATATCCCATTCTCTCCAATTATTAACATCTCCAATTTGTATTGTATCAGGATAGTGGTGTTGTGTTAGTTTTATAGCTGCAGGTTTAATTTCAGAGGAATAATACTTACCTACTTTTATTCCTACATTATCAAGAGCAGTATGCCCTGTGGACATTCCATTAAATAGACTTAATACATTCATTACCATAACTTAAATGCTTTTTTTCTTTTTTTGATTTCATCATTTCTTTTCTTTCTTATTTTTATATAACAATCTTTACATACCTTAATCATATAGCCTGTATGCACTTTATAAAACTGCTCAGGCTTTTTTTTCTTATCACACTTATTGCATTTGAGTAAGGGAGGCATGGAGATCAAACCCTATTGAGTGTGTAGGGATTTGAAGTAGGTTAAGGTAGCCTCCCTCACTTTTTAATACTATTCCTAGCTTTCCTAATAATCTTTTTAGTTCTTTTGTATTTTTTTATAGCAGCATTCTTTTTTCTTCTTTCCTGCTTTCTGTATTTTGCTTTTTTGTTTGGCATATTCTTCTGCTTCCTTTTTAGTTACAAACCTTTTGCCTTTAGCTATATAGATAAATCCTAGTTCTTTAGTAATCATTGTTTCTTAGGCATTAATTTAGATTGACAACATCTACTGTCTTGCTTCAGCTCAAACTTATCATAAAAATCTGACTTATTGTACTCTGAACATTTTTTGTTACTGCAATATGCAATAAAAAATTTAGAAGTGCTATCAGTTTTAAATTTAGTGGTTTCTTCTTTCTTATTAAAGTTATTTTTTGACCACCTAGCTAATCTTCTGGCAATATCAAACACTTTTTCTTTTTCAAACCTCATCTTGTTGCCACTAGATTCTGTCCAATAATCTGCAAAAGCTATTCTAGTATCTTTATCATACTGCTCTGCAAAGCCACTTACTATATTTTTAAACTGCACCTCTCTATACCCTATTGTTTTCTTATGTGCTGCACTCACTTTTAATATATCAGGGTTCATATCTTTCTCCTTAACCTTATCTTTATCTTTATCTTTATCTTTATCTTGTACTCTATGCAAACTGTTTG